CCGTCTAAGTGGCTTTTAGCGTTGGCAACTTGCTCTTTTAACGCTATTTTTTTCTTTTTAATCTCTCTTTCTTCGTCTTCTTCTTCATTATATGAAAATGAGTCTTCCATTAAAAAACTAATTTCATCATCTGTTAAGTGAGATTTTGTTTGTTTATAGTACTCTCTAAGAATTGTCATGTCGTCATAACTAGAAAAGTCTTGATTAAGTCTTACATAGTCTTCTAGCGTACCACCAGTTTCTTCCATAAAATCTACAACTTTTTGTAAATTTTCAGGTATTGCTTGACCAGTTTCTTGAGCTTGCTCTATAGCTTCTTCAACTTCTTCAGCTAATTCCTCTACTTGCTCTTCAACTTCTTCTTCAGTTACTTCTTCAAGAATGGGTGTTTCATCTTGAACTGTGTCGGAGACTTCTTCTCCGGTAGGTTTTTCATCTGTTGTTTCGACGTTTTCTTCGAGTACTTTTTCGCTAGTTTCGGATTCGTCGCGTACAGGAACCTCATCTGTGCTTTGCTCTGGAACGGCATCTGTTTCTGGTTTTTTAGTTAAATCTACTTTGATAACATTGTCATCTTCGTTTGTTTGTTTTTTAAGATCAACTTTTGTTACGTTGTCTTCAGTAGCCTTTTCTACTACTTCTTCTTTTTTCTTTTTTGCCATAATATAATATAATAATAATTAATAATTTTTATCTAGGATCAAATGCACCTAAATCAAATCCACCTCCTAATATATCATTACCTGCGGATTCAAAGTTTTTAGGTGGTTTTTCACTTTTTCTTTGATCTATAAGTTCACTTTGTTGTGTTGCTTGTATTCTAGTTCTTTCGTCTTTACGATCTTCTTTTTCTTTTTCTTTTGCTTTAGCGCTTTCAGTTTCTAGCTGCTTAAGTTGCATGTTCATTTGAAACTCTAATTGCATTAATTCTTTTTTATGCAAAACTTCTTGCTCCATTTTTTGAGCATCTATTTGTGCTTTCATTTGCTCAAGCTGTGCTTCTGCTTGTGATTTAGCTTGTTCTTTTTGAACTTCAAGCTGAGCAGATGCTTGTTGCGTTTGCATATTAGCTTCTGCTTGTGCTTGTATATTTTGCTGTGCTATCGCTTGATCTCTACCTAATTTTTGTTGTCTACGTATTTTTAATAGTTGATTAGCTAATTTTACACTTTTTATTTCTCTTAAATCAATAGCATCTGTTAACTCTATTAGTTGTTGTTGTAAAGCCACTTGTATATTATTTTCTAATAAAGCTTTTTCCTCTTCATCAGGCATAAGCTCTATAAATATACCAAAATCATACAAATGTAAGTTTGACATTTCATCAAGCGTAGCAACATTATGACTGCCTATGGCTTGAACAAAAGCGTCTGCTGTTGGTGAATATTCTAGTATATCAGATATTCTAAGCGATAAACTTTCAGCAACTTCTTGCGTTAAAAATAAACCAGCTTGTAATATGTGTCTTGTTGCTGTATTGCTATTTGCAGCCGCTAATTTTTGTACACCAACTAAAGCGTTTTTATCAGGCGTACTACCATCTCTAGCTTCATTAAGCCCGGTAGTATCTCTTATCATTTGCAAGTAATAATTATATGTTTGAATTAAACTTTGCATTTTAGCACCACCATTACTTGATTGTATTTCTTGTATAGGTACTTTGCCAGGGTTCATATCGCCTTCACTTGTAAATGACCTACCTATTACAGATCCTGTTTGGAAAAACATATTTAAAGCTTCTTGTGGATTGTAGTTTGTTCCGTTACCTAAATCTATTTCAGCTAAACCGTCAGCATCTAAGTAAACACCGTCTGGCACTAATCTAGACATTACTTGCTGTAGTTTTAAATGTGTTAGCTGTATCATATCAGCAAAGCCAGTAATACGTTGTACTAAAGATTCTATTCTACCTTTATACATACGCGGTGCAACTATAGCATAATTCATTTTTACTTTAGTAAAATCACTTTTAGGACGCATCATGTTTTTAGCCATTTCCCATTTTAACAATTTGTCTGTTCCTAAAATCATAGCACCATCGTATAGGCACTCTATTGACCTATGTAATTTACCAAAATTATCAGAGTTTTCTGGTGGATTAAACGTATCATCTTTTGGCAATATTTTATCAGCACCAGTACCAGTTTCTTTTACTTTATAAACTTCGTTCATATAAGTTTTATAATTAAAATATAAAACTTGAACTTTGTTATTATCTTGTTCGCTATAATTATAACCTTGATTATAATTTGTTTTTTCGTAATATTTATTTTTTACAATATCTTCAAGATCAGACTCGTCTAAATGAGGAAATTGTTTTAAAAGCTCATTAATAGGTATATTTTTAACTTCACCTACGTAGTATATGTCGTCAAAGTAAGGTGATTCAGTATATGAATAAACCAAATCAGCTGGATCAACATAGTCAACAATAACGCCTTCAGATGTATTAAAACTAGTTTTTACAGCGCCAATACCTAAAACAGTAATATCATAGTAAAATTGTTTCTTTATTAATTCATATTTACTACCATCAAGTAAAACATTTATTGCTTGTTCTTCTGCTAATTCTACAGCTTGCTTATAAGTTAATTGCATGTGTAGCTTTAACTCTTCTTCAGAACTAGGAAGAGTATCAGGATCATTTTCATATAAATCTATTCCAAAAGCTTCTCCTGCAAAATCATTTAATTCTTTTGATCTCATGTCAGCCAATATAGACTCCATATATTGTGTACGTTTTTCTACACCATATGGATCTTGTGAATATGCTTTTATATCATATGTTCTTTCTGCAATACCGTTTACAACTATATCAACAAACTTAGGTATAATTGGAACTGGTTTCCAGTCTAAATTAAGATAGGACAAATCACCATTAATAGATAACTCATCCTTGTACTTTTGTATTGATTGTTCACCTCTAGCGTATAATCTTAAGTTGTGAAAGTTATTGTGATTTGTTCTATACCTATTACTACCTCTTTCAGTGTGAAACCACTCAGCCTCAATAGCTTTAGCAACTTTCAAACCGTAATCATAGCTCATTTTTTCCACATCACTTACAACTTGAGAAGGAAAATAACTTTTTACAATCATATTTATTTTTTAATTAATTTTGACATATTACCTTTATTTGAATAAGTAGCAATATTTATATTTAGTTTTGGTTTTTCTATTGTAGCGTTTGGTCTATAAAGATGCCTGTTGTTTGCCATTATAGCAAGACCAGAACTAATAGAAGCATCATGTTTTGTTCTTTTGTTTATATCAAATTTAGCCCAGTCATTTAAAAGTTCATTAAAATAACAATTACCAAATTGACCTTCAGCATTCATACCTACATGGCTTTGAATATACATTTCAATAGCAGCAGCATGTGCTTGTTTAATATCTTCGCTTGAATTAGGTATACCACCTATTTCTTTTTCAGCTGTAGAAAGTTTATTCCATATTTTATCTGGTCTATTCATACTAAAACCTCTATAGCCTCTACGCCTTAAATAGTATAATAAACGTGGCTTATTATTTTCTGCAAGCAATGGCATACCATAAAACACTAATGCCATTAAAACATCTTCAAAAAATATTTCTGAAGTTTGCGGTCTAGCTAAATACTCTAAAAAAAACGTATTAGCAGGTGCGTCTTCCATGCTAAACTTAGTTAAACCGTGTAAAGCGCCTTTAGAGCCTTTACCATCTACAGTTCCTGATATGTCGTAGCTATCACAACCAAAAGCACCCATGTGCTCGTTACCAGGATATTTAATACCATTTTTTATTATAACTTTATTTTGTATATTTGTTGGTGGTACCCAACTTATTTTAAACCTACCTTTTGGATCTGGATAAAATATAACACTTGAATCTTTTACACCGTTAACCCACTGAAAATTACCTGTTGAAATACCTAATGTTCTAGACATTTCTTCGTTGTAATCTATTTGTTCGTATATTTTTACTAAATTAAATATACTATTTTTTGTTTCATCTCTAAACGCGTGCTCTGTAGTTCTTGGAAACTGGCGGTAAAATTCATTCAAAGCATCTTGATCATTTCTTAAACCATCTGCTTCGTTTTGCCAGTTGTCTATTACACCTACATCTATTAATTCCCCATGTGGATCGTAGACTTCATTATCCGGAGTATTGAAGACTGGGCTTCCGTGCTCATCAATAAATCCTTCGTAGTTCCACTCCATTGGGATAAAAAGAGAATATAGTCCAGACGCTGTTTGTCCATTTCTGTTTCGCTTCGTAACGTCGGATGCGTTGTATAGTTTTTTGAAGTTTTCTCCACCTTTGTCTAATGAATTTGATGTTGAGCCCATCATACATTTACCTATAATTCTACTACCTAATCGTAAACATGTTTTTGTAACTCGCCAGTTGTTTAATATGTTATCGGGTCTTTCCCACTT